GTGTTGCTCTGGCGTAAGTTCTTCAATTACTGTAGCAATGTCATCAGAAAACACATCAATAAAATCGCCTCTTTCAGCAATGCCCTGCATTGTCCACTTAACAAGACCTTCTGCGCGACTAGCAGCAACAGGATCAAGAGAGGAAGTAGCGGCGGCTATTGCTTTTGTTTGCCTTTCTTTAGCATAGGCTTTCCAAGCTTGTTTTTGTCCGAATGCGTCTTTAGGAACAGGAATATTTGCATCTTCCATTTCTTTTATTTGTGCTGGAGTAGGAACCTTATTCGCTTGCATAGCATCTTTAAATTCTTGGTTTGCTATTACAATATCTTGTTCTTGTTTACGTACAACTTGAACTACTTTTTGATAGCCTGCGTCTTCTAATTGTTTAGCTTTTGCATTCCAAGCTTCTCTATCAGTAGAACCTTCCGTTCCAAACTTAAGTTGCTCTAAGCTAGCCCTAGCTAGTTTTTGTTGTGCACCACTTATCGTTGCATCTGTTTCTATTTGAGCAAGTTGAGCTTTAGTAACACCGGCCCTTGTTTTATCACCAATACCAATAAGAGTTGCAGCATCAATTCCTCTTGTTTCTTTAGCAATGTTAACCATCTGTTCTTCAAGAGAATTTATCTGATAGTTTGCTGCTTCTTTTCTAGATTGATCGTCAGACTGTAACAAGATATTTGCTTGCTCATTTAGTTGTTGTTGTAGTCCCACTAACTGGTTTTGATTATTGTTTAACACACCAGCTTGATTAGCTGTTTGCAAAGCAGGAAGTGTTTTCATTATGTCTGCTGAAGACACACCAAGCCCTTGCATACTACCCATGTATGATTTCATAGTTTCAGGATCAAAACGTCCTTCAGAAGCGGCTTGCTGTGCAGCTAACATACCACCCATCATTCCTTTATTTTTTCTTTCTTCTCGACGTCTAGTCAACATACCGCCTATTCCAGCACCTAACCCAGCACCAACACTAGCAATACCACCGCCCATAAGTTGACCAGTAGTCGCNCCTGATTGGGCTAAAATTGAACCTATATTAGTAGCCATTTTATTATCCTTCAGTAAATAAACCCGCATTGCCGAGTAACCCGCCTAGACCAGAGCCAAGACCACCGTAGATACCGCCGTACATATTAGCAAGCGCGGCCCTCTGTCCAACAATGCCAGAAATATCGGCCATTTGCGCTTCTAAATTAAGCTCGCCTTGTTGTCTACGGGCTACGTCTGCCAAAGATGCTACGTTAAGTGCTGGAGAGAACGTGGACAGCATAGCCGCCTGTGGTACGTAAGCACCCTGAAGTGCACCTAAGCCCATCTGTTGCTGACCAGACTCAAGTGCCTGCTGTTGTGCCGTAAGACCAGAGCCTAAAGTAGTAAACTGCGCTCCAAGAGCCGCTTGTTGTTGTTGCTCTGCTTGTGCTTGTTGTATAGCCATCAAGGATGCTTGGTTCTGAGCTTCTGCTTGTGCTTTAGACATTGCAAACTGCTCTGGTGTACCACCAAACATAGAGGTCTGTACACCCATACGACCTTGATTAAACAAACGCTCTTCTAAAGCAAGCCTCTGTCTTTCTTCTTCACCAAGCTGTGTAGCCCTAATGCGGTCATACACTTCTTGTTCTCTGTCAGCCATAGATAGTCCGTAGTTACCAGCTTGGGCTGTAAACTGTTGACCAACGCCCAGTGCCTGTTCTCGCGCACTGCCTAATCCACCATAGCCTGTTGGCGTAGCACCAAATCTAAACAGGGCATTAGCCTCTAGCTCGTCTTGTAAAGCTTGACCAGTAGGATTCAGAGCAAACTGAGTGCCACTTGTTGACGCATTAGCTCCTCCTGTTGGCCCTGATACAGTAAACGGCTTAAATGAAACATCAGGAGCCACTGCAGAGGGTATAGGCTGAGTATAGAGATCCTCAATGTTACTGGGAACAAAGGCTTCTATAATATCACTTAAAAAACCCATTAGTAACTACTCCTATTTTTATCATAATTCATCATATCGTTTTACCTAATAGTGCTAATACGTTCATTTCTTGTATAGACAAAGCAAAGCCGTTAATGTCTGTCTCAAGGCCCACGTTAATTACAGATCCATACCCTGTTGTGTTTAGTGAGTTCCTGCTTATAGTAATTCCTTCAGCAGAGAAGTCAGAGTCAGTATATTCAGACTGACCGTAAAAACCGGGAGTATCACTGCTTGTCCTAAAAGTACTAGAACTGGTATCTGTTGAAAAATCATAAGACCACTTGAGAAAAATGTCTGAGTTGTTTCCTCCAATCAAAGTAGGTCTAATCTTTTTTAACATCTTAATTTTTGCTGAATCACCAAACGTAAGACCCGGACTAAAGTACCTAAAGCGGTAAGGCTTTCCGTTGTCTCTATAGTTGTCGTACTTACCTAAACCATCTACACACCCTATGTATATGTCTCCGTTCCTATCTCTTTGAAACGACTTAAAGTCTACACTGGGCCAACGAGTAACCCTGTACGCTCCGTTTTCTAGAGTTGCTCTTATGTCAAAGCAGTACACTAAACTAAGATCAGAAAAACACAAAAGATAAAAGTAGTTTTCAGGGCTGTACACAGTACTAACAGGTGTAGCAGTAGCTATTGTATTAGCAATCAACTCTTGCTTTATGTTCCTGCTCAAGTCAGTAATAGGCAAAGACTTTTCTTGTATTGTTCTACCTAATCCTCTTAAACCTGTAGGAGTTAGAAACAAAATATCTGTTCCTATGTCTTGTATACTGTTTCTGTCTACACAACCTACACCAGCAATGGTGTCATGTATAGCCATAGACGCAGGACTGTCTGCTCCACTGTAAACAATTATATTATTCTCACCAAAGACAATAAGAAAGTTATTGTGTGCAGCAAGAGCTACGACTTTATCAAACCCATTAGGCCATGCTTTAGTTACATCTATAGATCCGCTAGAGCCACCAGTAAATGCGTTACCGTTTAACAAGTCAGACCAATAAATAACACTGTCATTAGTAGCATTACCTACAACAAACAACCTACCATAAGCAGCAAGAACTTCATTAGCTTTAAACGTGGCGTTAGTTGCACCACTGTTAGCTACTGTAAATGTCCTCAATCCATTTGCGTTATCATAAACTAACGGATCGTAACCACGCTGAAAAAAATAAGCCTTATCGTTAAAGTTAACAATCTTCCAATCGTTAGCTGTAATTGTGTATGACCCCGGCGTAGCATCTACCAGTGTCGTAGTGCCTGTCATAATTTTATTGTTACCAGTACTAAAGATTACTTCGTTGTTTGCACTGTCATAAAACTCGTGTATTTTATGTAGGTAGTCTGTACCTAGTACCGTTTTGTTTGTAGTTAAAACAGTGTTACCTTTACGTGAAGCTAAACGACCACGCCTGTCAATGATAGCGTTATCAGCAACTTCTGCAAAAGCAGTATCCTGTGCTATAGGAGAATCCTCAGTGTTGATCCCCATAAAAGCAGGAGCAACTAAATTAATACTCTGTAGTGGCTGGGCCATACGTACTCCTACGGTGTGTACCAGATGGTTTCGTCAGGGTGCTTTTGTGCATCCATAGCGATTGCATCTGATAGGTATTTGTCAGCTAGAGCAAAGTACTCAGGGGTAGATGTACCGCCTGTCTCGCCACGTTCACGAGCTAACAGAGCTACTGCCATGTGAATAACAGGCTGACTAGGAATAGCAAGAGTGTCTGCATCAACAGACAAAGGAACATTCCTAATTACCATCTTAGTTTTAATAGAGTAAACACCATCAGGTTTAGGGTACACATCAATCTGTGAGTCACCGTTAGCATCAACACTGTTGTAAGTGTAAAAAGAAGGTGTACCAGATGCAGGTGTTCCTATCAGATACTTTTCGTCGATCCAAGACTGAGGACGATACTCCATGATTATATTAGATGTATCGTTAACCATAGTCAGTACTTTACCGTAGTCCTGTGAACCTGTAAGAGAATACGTGTAGTCATCTGCCGCAGTAGTAACTGTAATAGTAGTTCTAAGCTGTGACCAATCCCAAGTATTTTCTATTAGTGTCTTAGCGTCGTTAATATAGTCACCAACCATAGTGCTATAAGTGTTAGCGTACACGGTAGTTACTTGGTCCTCTCGCAAGCGTCTAAGGACATTGTTTACTAAATTTAAGTATGTCATGCTAAATAGTCCTTAAATAAGCCGTCCATTGAGTTAACTTTAGGCTGTCTTGCTGAACGATATTGTTCTAAATAATTTACAATAGGGAACTGCATTGCTGCAAGTAGTGCTGGATCGCCAAACCCCGGCATACCTATATTCTGTGGCTCAAACATATTTGAACCGCCTCTAAAATTAAAGCCGCCACCTCCACCGCCACCACCGCCACTACTGGGTGGTAATACAATAGTTGGAGGCACCACAGTCTCTGGTAATACAATAGTTGGTGGTACAACAGTCTCTGGCGGAGGTAAAACAGTATTTGGATTTACAACTGTTTCAACAACTGGTGGTGTAACAACAGGAGGTAAAACAGTGTTTGGATCTACAACTGTTTCAACAACAGGAGGTGTAACAACAGGAGGTAAAACAGTATTTGGATCTACAACTGTTTCAACAACTGGTGGTGTAACAACAGGAGGTAAAACAGTATTTGGATCTACAACTGTTTCAACAACTGGTGGTGTAACAACTGGAGGTAAAACAGTGTTTGGATCTACAACTGTTTCAACAACTGGTGGTAAAACAGTGTTTGGATCTATAGTATTTTGATCTATAGTATTTTGATCTATAGTACTTTGATCTATAGTATTTTGATCTATAGTATTTTGATCTATAGTATTTTGATCTATAGTACTTTGATCTATAGTATTTTGATCTATAGTACTTTGATCTATAGTATTTTGATCTATAGTACTTTGATCTATAGTACTTTGATCTATAGTAGTAGCTGTGGTATCTAGAGTGTTAGTAGTTGTGTTTCCATCAGTACTGACTGTTGCG